CTAAAAACCTGTTGTAACAGAAGTAAGTAATTTCATGATTAATGGAGCTAACTGTACAACAAAGTAGCCAATCGTTGCGCCTTGTAAAGTATCCATTGCTCTTTCTCGTCTTCCAATAATCCACATAATTCCGGCTCCTGCGATTGCAATAAAAGTGACTGGATAAGCAAGACCTTGTGCTAATTCAATAAGTGGATTAAAAGCCTCAATGACTCTTGCTTTTACTTCCTCTTTAGTTGACATTGCTGGAACGGCTTCTGCGGCAAATGCAATGTTGGTAAAAGACTCGATTAAGAAAGGAAGTCCTATTATCCCCAGAGATAATGGCAACCACTCTTGCCCTGTCTTCACGTCCCCTCTATTACTCTTTGAATTTGTCTCTTTTCCACCATTCATAAATTCCTTGATGCTCATCGTTTGAGTTTTCTTAGCTGCTAAGATCATGTTGTTAACCTCTCTTCTTCTTAGTAGTTTTTGTACGTTTCTTGTTGGCTTTCTTCTTTTGTTTGCGTTTCTTCAATCCATAATCTAGTGCCATAAATCCAACTTGCACTGCTGCCTTTTTCCACATGATGACCACTCCTTAGTGAAAGTCTGATACAGTGAAAATCTGAAAATCCAAGCCTTCTAATATCTCTGTAAGCTGTCTACGACGATATTCTGTTGTGGTTACCCATATAAGCTTCGGTGGAGTTTTAAAGACTCCTAAACTAATAAGAGCTTTATATTTATCAATCTTTGCACGGTTCTTGTTCATCTTTTGTATGTTATCGACTTCAACCAAGTGGTAGCGACCGTCTTTCTGAAAAATAGCATCCGCAATAATTTTGACTTGCCCAGGAACTTCAAGCTTCATTTCATTCTTCCAAGAAGAAGGGCATTCATAAGCGATATACAAATCGTTTCGCATGATATAGTGGAGGGATTGCGTGGTCTTTTTACAAACCTTTTTACTACCTGTCAATTCACGACCCTGTTTGCTTAGATAGTAAATATTTTCTCCATCACGAAAAGAATGGACATACTCTTCTAGATCTTTCATAACTCTTGAAGCGTTACGATCACTTCCTAAAGCGTGAAGAATTTGCAGTTGTGAGCGTGATAAATAATCAAACTTCTTCAATGACAAGAGTATGTTCTCTGTTCGTTGTTTCTTTTGAATCGTCCTTTGCATGTTTCTCATCCTTTCGTGGTTTTATGTTGATATGAGGTTGTATAGTACGTTTTATCAAGTCTTCTCCAACCAAAGGCACTTGGACCTTATGACGGGCTACACCATCCATCACTAAAGCCCGACCAGGACATTCCAACTTTTCCGCTCCCCACTCATCTAGTACAACTTGACTTTGGTTTCCACTTCTCAATTTGAAGCAAACTACCTGATTCAGATTAGATTTTATATCCTTGCTCATGACATCGATCGTGGGATATTGAGTACAAAAGATTAAGATATAGTTAAGACCGGCTCCTAAACGAGCAATCTCTGATAAACGTTGCTGACATTTGTTCCTCCGCTCTCGTTCATCCTTTTTAATAATAGGTGATAACTCAGCAGCTTCATCGATAATGACAAAGTGTTTCTCAAACATTCCTGCCTCGTCTGCTGTTTCAAATCCTTTATCTTTAATAACCTTCTGTTTTCCAAGCATCTCTTCATATACAGCATCTAACGTGTTTGTAGCCGTATAGATATCTTCAGCAAAATTCACAGTTTGAATAAGGTTCTCGTATCTCTGGAAAGACACACCACCTTTAAGATCAATAAGAGAAAATTTAATTTGCTCAGGATAAAGTTGGAGCAAGGAAGTGATTAATAGCTTGAGAAACTGTGTTTTACCCTGCCTGGTTCCTCCTGCTATCGCCATATGTTCACGACCTATTCTCCAATTCAACATTTCCTCCCCGTTATCTCCTAAAGGAACACGCCAGTCATAGCAACCATCAAAGAAAAATTCTTCAAACCTAATCATCGTTTCTATACCCTTTTCAAATACCTTGAAATGTAGCATGCCATCATAGCTCATTTTGATGGACTTTTTAATGTCATTTTTGGTGAAAAGAATGTTATGAATGTCTCTTCGAAAGGTTGCTTGATTAAAGCGACCTTCTTTTAAATATCCCCATAATTCCTTTAATCCTTTCCTGTTGAACTCGTATTCTCGTTTTTTAATGTTCAAGCCATCTTGAAATTCATGTATATGCTTTTCGAACTTCTTAAAAGACAACCCTTGAGGAATTTGATAAACATATTCGGTAAAACGCTCTTCTTCTGTTTTTCGATGAAGGCGCAGAGACTGACCTTGTTTCGTTAAATCGCACGCCTCAGCAATACAAATAATTTTCTCGTGATCGCTAACTCCTCCCCCTCCCTTTTGCTTCATTGAAGCTTTAAGATATAAACCTCCAATCAATGAACCGAAAGCTATCTCTGCAATCATGTTGTTCCCCCACCTCCTGTGGATATCTACAGAGTAGATAGTCCCTTCCAATCCGACATAAAAAATTAAGGATGAGAAGCTCTGTTATAAGGTTTTAAATGTCTTTTAAGATGTCTGAGCAGGATTTTAGAAAAGAAGTATTGAAACGACATATAGAACGACATTTGAAAAGCTATTTGGAATGCAACTTGAAAGGATTTTTTGTTGGTATAGTAAAGGGTATTTCATTCAGCTTGGCCATTATTCCGAACTTTTCTACAGATTTGCATAAAACTTTGGATTTTCGAACAGGTTAGAGGTATTAAAGAGGTGATAAACCAATGTTTGGACTAGGGAAAAAACGAAGTAAATTAGGTGAATGGTTAGACAAAAGAGGCGTATCTCAACAATGGCTTGCTAATAATTCTAAAGTTAGTAGATCAACTGTTAGTGAACTGTGTCAGGCTGACGAGAGGCATGCTCCAACTCAGAAAACGATGACGAAGATTTTAAAAGCTCTTAGAAATATTGATCCTAATATCAAAGCAGATGATTTCTGGGACATGTAAAAAAGCCCTTATCCTCTTGGATAAGGGCTTTTTAAAGGTACTTGTCTACTCCATCATAAAAAGCTTTTAGAGCTATTCATTAGTATTATGTATTATAATTATTGATTTTATTCTTTATCTCTAAATAATTTGGATAAAACTTTTTTCTTTTCACATACTATGAATACCTTCTCTTAACATCCATTTTAGTTGCAATAGTACTCCTTTTGCAAAAGCCCTTTACTTTATCGAGTGAGGGCTTTTGTGTATTTAATACATACAAATACGAATAGATAGACATTGAGAGTACAATGGAATAACTTCCCTTGCAGCATTATATAAAAGTGAACAATAAGTTGTGACAAAGATGCATATAAAATGGAGAGATGATTCATATTATAAGTAGTTGACTTTAACCAAAACGCTTTTCCTTTTACCGACAAGACAGAAAAATCCCCTATTCCATGAGTAAGGGGTTTTTCCGTACTTGTAGGTGTACAAGTGTTTTTTGTTTGTAAGAGGTATACCATTTGGGCTATCTTCGAAGGTTTATGCCCCACTATACAAGTATATAAGCTATTCTTGAAAGTATGCATGAAGATAAAAAGCCCCTATCCATTGGATAAGGGCTTCATTTGTGTATCATCCAATATTAGTTGGACGATCTATAAGAATGGAGTATTCCTTATTATTCATTTTAACCGCTCTTTTTATTCTTGTTTTTATTTGGATGAAGGTTTTGTAACAAGTTGCATAGAAAGAATATCTTTCTCAGAAATACCTAAAATCTTCATTTCTTGCTGCAAAGAGCGACCTTCTACCTTTTTTATAATCTTTTTAGTGCCATCTCTTAACGTATATTCTTCATACATAGTCGTTTTATTTACTCCTTCAAATAGAAATTTCCCATTAAAGGTTTTTAGTTAATCCACAAGTAGTGCATTTACGTAAGTATTGACCGTTTCCTACCCTAGTTTTAAAACGAGCATTCCCACAATTATCGCATCGGCCGCTGATGCGATCAGGCAGCTCAGCATATTCATACACTTTATTTAAATCTAAATTTGCATATTTATCTTCTTTATTATCCATAATACTTTCAAGACCTCCACCATTAAATACATGCTGACTTATCATAACATAAAGGTCCGATAAAAAAGCCCCTCTTGTAGATAATAATTAAGAGGAGCTTTTTTTATTAAACTGAATTAATTAGTCAATGTATTTTTCTAACAATGCATTTTGTTTATCTAAGTTGTCATTTAAATCTTTAAGAACCTCACTAAAATACTCATCAAAATAACCTGCTACCTCATCAGGACTAGGATCATCTTCATCCCATGTCGACGCGTTTGCATAAATTGATATCATTTCTAAGGCATGATGAGCGTTATTAATTATTCTTAAATTTTGTTTTTTTAATGATAAAGGATCTCTATATCCTAGTTCCTTATCTATTAACTTCTTTTCTATTGTATCTAATTTTTCCTTCAATTTCTCAATACTCACTAGTTTAGAGGTATAGTATCCATCTAGCTCTACTTCTTCATTAGCTTTAGCTGCATCCTGAAAAATATCACTACTATCTTTAATAGCAACGAAGTACTCTTTATCTAGATAATCATAATACTTATTGAACTCCTTTGCCTCTTGATTCTTGTTGTAAAGCTTAACACCACCTAAAGTTGCACCTACAGTTAATAAAATAATAATTACGTTATAAATCCATTTCTTCAAAATAGTTTCTCCTTAATAATATTTTGGTAATAGTCACAAATAACTATCTTACTATATTTTTATGGAAAAAGGACAACATTTTAAGAAAAAATAACAAAAACACCCCTACTCCTCATGAGCAGGGGCATTTCCGGAATTGTTAACTAATAAGAAGGTAGAATGGTCTACCCAAGCAAATTTATTATACATGATAAGAACAAGAAAAAAAGGGATTAAGGTAACTATTTACAAATGTTTTACAAACCCTCCACTACCACATCTAATAAATTAAAAAGCCTCCTACTCAAAATGAATAGGAGGCTTCTTGTTGTGGGTATAACACCGGCTGATACATACCAATGTCATTACCCAGTATACACTATTTATTTAAAAGAACGTAATGTAAGTTGTGCCATCAAGTAAATAACTTCTTGTTGTGTAATATCACCGCCCTTTAACTTTTCTTCCCATTGATCAGGTTTTTGGAGCGGGAGCTTATCCTTTACTTCTACAAACGTCTTAGCTAATTCATTTGTTTGATATGATTGGAACTCTCCAGCTCTTTTAACCATGACCATGACTTCCTCACGCTTAGCAAGGTCTTGCGGGCGGTCGCCATTTGTAATTTTTCTTTTAACCGCTTCTTTTACTTCCTCCTCGAATTGTTTTGAAACCGGTAATTTACTTGTTTCCACTTTTGGTTCCTCCTTTTTAGGTGGTGTTACAGGTTTTTCTTTCGGCTGTTGTGCTACTTTATATACTTGCTCTAATTTGTTTAATGTAAGTGTTCCAGCGATTCCATCAGCAGCTAAACCATATTTTTTCTGAAAAGCTTTCACAGCAGATTCTGTGGATGGTCCATACTGGCCGTCAATTCCATACTTACCAATGTTAAAACCTAATGATTGAAGCTTTCCTTGGAGCCCTTTTACATAAGTTCCTGCATCACCACGTTTGAGTAAAGTAGGAGCGGTGGAAGATGACGGTCCTGATTGAGTTACTGGCGTTTCGACAACCTTACCTTGTAGAGCATCCAATTCATTCTGAATACGTTGCAGAACTTCATTCCATCGTCCTTCTTGTAAAACAAGATGAGGACAGTACTTTCCGCTCCACTGTTGATGCCGCTTTACTCGAGATATCCCCCAACCTCTCTCATGCAATAACTGAGCAATGAATTTAATACCTAATTCTTCAGCTTTTCGATAACGTTCTCCACCACTTTTGCTATAGCAAATTTCTACACCAATAGATGTTCTGTTTCCAGACTTAGCTCCTGATCCATCACCACAATGCCAAGCATTACGATTGAGAGATACAGCTTGTACAACTTCTTTATCATCCACAGCGAAGTGGTAGGAAACAGAATTGTTATTACTGTTCATATACGTTACTTCGTTTTCTGCACTTGCGTCATTCGCTGTGTTATGGAAAGTGATATACGATGGGTTCATAACATGTGGACATTTAATCTTATATTTACTTGAGGGAACGAGTTTCTGTCTTACTGGAATAGTCATATCATTTCTCCTCCTTAACTCTTCTGGCTCGCGCTTTTCGTGTAACATCATTGTTTTTCCACCAAGCTACAAGTGAGGTTACGATTGTGAAGATCATGGAACCTAATAAATACGCTAAATCAACTGTACTTGTAATCTCTTCCTCACCAATTGGAATTTCCGTAAATCCTAATAAAGCTAATGTTTGGTTAATTAAAGCCACAAATAATAAAAGAGTACGAATTAACGTACCCTTGTCGATTTTCTTATTCATTTTTATTTCCTCCCTTATTGTTGAGTTAATACTGTAATCACTATACCAATTGCTCCTGTTGTAAGTGCTCCAATGATAGATGCTGTAATGGTTCGTTTAATCCATGTAGTGTTTTCGTTAATACTTTCAAGTGTTCGGTTAATAGCTGAAATTTGTTCATCATGACGAATAGTTGTACTTTTTAATTCACTTACTTCTTTTTCTAACGTTTTAATATCATTCTTCATCTCTACAAGCTCTTTCTCATAAGAATTCACTGGGACTCCCTCCGCTACCTGTGACATGGATACTCCCCCTAAATAAGATTTTGGTTGCCCATTTATTCTGTCTTTACTTGATGATTTTTCAGCAGGCATCACCCCTTTTTATCCATAAAAAAAGACACCTCAGTGCCATTCAATCCTTTAATATAGTCCTAATAAATTGAACTCTTAGCGATTCAATCAATGGAGATCCTTCAGGTACATCAAAATAAGATAGGATATTAATGTAGTTACTTCTTGTATTAACTCCTCTAATTAATTCAATGCCTTCTGGAAAAATCCAAATTTGATAAGATCCTGCCCCTGGTACTGTTAAAAAAGTTTCCTTACTCATATTGAATATTAATTTCCCTTGGTTGTAATACTCCCCAGAAGAAACAATAATGTTATTCTTTTCAATTCGAATATCAAACGTATAGAAAGTTGTTTCTTTTTCCCCAATAACGTCAATGTAACTAATCATTTGACCGCTCCCTTTCTATCCCATTGCAATCCATCCATAATCAAAGACTATTGAACCACTCGATGTATTTTGCCCTGTGATTTGAAAAGAAGTTGTAGTTACTACTCCGATGGTAGGAGCGGGATATTTATCTGGAGAAACACTGTTGTTTATACTTGCTGTAACTACAGGAAAAGCAGAAAACCCCTCTGGAAAAGTAACAGTCGTTGTTTTTATAGAGTTTCCTGGAATTGTTACTGTCACTTTACCGAACTGAATTTTTTCCCCTTTTACTTTTCCATCCACATAGGATTTAGCCCTTGTTTCTGCTTGATTGGCTTTACTTTGAGCATTAGCAGGGGTTTCATACTTGTTATCAGATTCCGTTTTAGAATAAGCTCCTACTTGCTCTGCTGTTACACTGTGAGGATTATCCTTTTTGTTGGCGTGTGTATTTACTTTTTCTTCAGCACCTTCAGTTGTTTCAATTCTTACCCAAGAAGTCCACCTAGCGGGTGTTGTATGCCAATGTCGAAGGTATACACCGACTTGAGTATCATTAAAGGCATGTTCAAAAAACCATTGAGACATGCGGGAATTGTTGATTTTGCTTGTCACAACGGTTCCAAATAATGTAGGATATCCTGTTAAATTCGTAGCATCAAAAACAGTTAAACCTATTGGATAGGAATCCCCGCTTACTGTCCCATCTATTGCAGCGACAGCAGTCACTTGTTGACTTGTGACTTGGTGAGGATTATCTTTTCGATTTGTATGGTTAGATAGTTCCGTTGTCGTTGCTGCTAAATTTTGAATCTCTTCGATTGCTTTATATGTCGTATACCATTGCCAGTTAAACCAATCAGCGGGAGGATATTCCCCCGCTCCCCAACCACGATCAATAACACTATCTGGCGGTTTCTGTCCTGGGTTGTTCCATGTTGGTAAAGATGCTGTGAAAGGCATGTTATTCCTCCTCTTGTAAAAATAGAGATGTTACTTAACGCACTATCTCTGTTTTTGTTTTAACATAATCCCTTTTGTTTACTACGTCGCCCCCTAATAAGATTTTGGTTGTTTTTATTACTTTCTTAAGATCTCTATTTGTCAGTTCAGTGTGAATAAAAAACACCAGCTTATTTTTAAGCTGGTGTTTTTGTTATTGAGTTGGAGCTAGAGAATTCTTTTGAATTAATAGACTCTTTTTTCTTTTGGATGGTGTTCTTCCTATAAGGTAAAAAGTTAACTAAAATTGTGATAAAAACAAAAAACTTGTAACTGAAAAATGAATTTCCAGAGATAAACATGTAAGAGAAGGTAATTAAATAAATTAACACCATATGCAAACCAATTGTCTTCCAATATTTAAAAAGTTTATAAAATGTTATAGCGAACAGCATAACTAGAAAAGCTGTTCCAACTACCCCTGAATATAATAAAGACGAAACAAAGAAGTTATGCGGATAGTCCTCAATAAATGTACGTGTTAGCAATCTATATTCACCAATGTAATTGAATCCATTGCCAAATAATACGCTAAAAGGGTTGTAATTGTTTAATAGAGTAAAGGCGTAATCCCATCTTCCTGATCTTGACGAAAAGGTATCTCCAATATTTTCTGGGCTAATAGTAGAAAATCGCGAAACCGTATATTTGAACTGACCTCCCCTAATCAACTCTGAAATCTTATCTATTATTTTGAAATTGAATATAAGAGATGCAAAATAAACTAGCAAGGTTATAAAAGATACAAAATAGACAGGTATAATTACTTTCACTATACTTAATTTCTTAATGTAACTTTTTAGAATAATTAGACCTGCAATCCCATAAACCAAAGTTGTTAATATAAACCCACGTCTTGATCCGGACATAAAAACACTAATGGTTAGAGTGATTGTTGGGATAAGATAAATTAATCTCATTGATGCCCTTTCAGCTCTTCTAAGTAGGGACAATGTAACAACAAGTCCAGTTAACATCGCCAATGCAAACATATTCATATCTGATGAAAGAGCTGTTCCGTAAGCATAAGCACCATTAAAGTTAAACAGTGGCATTTGAACTCCCTGTAATAATGAGTAAAATTTATATAACGATATAAGGGAGAGAATAAAGGTTACAGTACATATTATTTTCTTATTAAGGTCAATGAACTTAGAAATATTATGATCGTTAACACCACTCCATAAAGTAAGAGCAAACATCGTTGACCACATCATTACATATAAATCACTTTTCACTACCCTATATTCAAGTAATGCCTCGGGATTTAACAATATAGCAAATAAGTAAATTAAAATACAAATAAAAAATACAATGGTGAAATAGTTTATATTAATTTTAAATTTACCCCGACTTATTAACAATAAAAAATAACACATTAGCAACAAATAAACATACCCTATACCTACAGGGAAGGCCATCCCCCAAAGAGTAGCAACTAAAATTAGGACTATGCCCACCTCTAATTTTAATAAATTCCTAAATAATTTAATCATACTGCGCACCTTTCCTTATAAAATCCAACAAAAACCATTATATCAATAAGGTGGCAGTATGACTACTGAATTATTCATGGGTTTGCTAGATTTCTAGGACTTTCTCACTAATAGTGAATTTACCATTCTATTAAAAATTAAGGTCTCACATAAGCGGCTGTCCAAGTTCCGGCAGGTAAGGTAATATCCGATGTAGTAGGGTTATACACTCTGATTTTTGTATTAAAGGTCGTATGATCTACGTACGGTGGCGATACTATTAACCCATCTGGAACTTGGAAATTGACTGATACATTTACATTATCATTTGCTTGTAACCCACCAGTTGAAATGTTTAACGATTGATAACCGCCCGCAGTAACAATCATGCTACTTGTTGTCAAAGATGCTTTATGATATTTTACTGGGCCTCTTGTTTGAGGGGATGCTGTTTTATCATAGAAAATTGTTTCAAATGTATTATCGGCAGTCGCAACATGGAGCTTACCGTTTGCATCAAACCTAACATAACCTTTAGTACCTGCTGTTGGTGCTCCTGCTGTATCCCTAGGGGTAAACATCACTTGTGGTGGGAATTGAATCATCTGCCCTAGACGTGAATGACGGTTATAATATTCATGCGATAAATAAGGTAAAGAACGCCCTAATTCCACATCTATTAGATTATTGGTTTGCCACGCACTTGAGGGTGATTCTTCTAATTTAATGTAAGCTCCTTCTTCCCCGTTGAAGTTGCAATAAAAATCACGTAGAAAATGACCATAAGTAGAAGCTAATGAAACTAAATTCCCGTCAAATTCCGCTCTGAATTTTTCGAAATTCGAACCTGTTCCATTGACTAACTTTAAAACCCAGCGGTCTTTATCTGTAACGGTAGTACCATCAAAATCAACTGTCGGATGTGGCGCTATACTTTCCAGACTTTCTGTTTTTATATTTCTAAATAAATTGGTATTTCCACTACCATGATAAATACTAATGATAGGGCTAAGAATAGTTAAATCATCTATTTCATTGGAATTCGGTCTTGCTGAAGCATCAAATGTAATGGTTCTAACGCCCCAACCACAACTGACTGCTCTCGTTTCAATTTGTTTATTATAGTAACAGCCTGATGAACCATCGAAATAATAACCAATTCCACAACGCCAAACGTCCACTCTACTCACAGTGCCATATTGAAGATATTTATAATTAATACCTGCAAGTTTGTTTTTGTAGGATGTAGGCTTAATTGTTAAATCTTCAATTCGTGCTTTTTGTTTATGACTAGTACCACCGCCTATAACTTCCCCTTCATCAAATGTAGGAACTATAAAAGTAACATCTCTACCGTTACCCTTAAGAATGACTTGACTTTTCAGACTTATAGAAGAACTGATTTTTGTGGAACCTCTTGGAAGTAGTACAGTCCCACCACCTAAACTGCTAACATAATTGATAGTGTCGTTTATCGCTTTAATATCATCTGTCGTATTATCGAATTTCGCTCCAAATTCAGTAACATTTATCGCTATATTTTTTACACTCGTGGATAAAACATCAATTTTATTATCCTTATCATCCAAAACTTCTTTTAATTCATTAAACTCCTGACCCTCCGCATTTACTAAAGCACGCGATATTTCTAAATTTGTATTTTCCAAACTTTCTCTAATCTCTTTATTATCAAATTGAATAATTGGAGTATTCTTTTTGCCGTATGCCACTAATCTCCCTCCTATACATAACGAGTTACGATGTAAGTAGTAGCTCCACTTACTTCAACTGTATCCTTTGGGGTTCCTCCAATATTAGCTTCAAACGTATCACCAGGTGGAACATGAATATCAATGCCATTAACATTGAAGATGCCTGTATTGGTTTTGTCTGTATTATAAATACCAATATAAGAAAGTGAATTCGAGAATGTTAACTTACCTGATACTTCATCTTTTTCTGTAAGTTGTTCTTCAACATTACTTCCTTCCAATCGCATTTCTCCTAAGACGTTTAATGCTCTTGATCCATCTTTACCAAAGTTGCCCAAAAGCTCTGACAAAGGAATGTTAGCCATAAAATCTTCTCCCCTCAAATTATGTTCATACATTTTTCAAACGATAAGGTAAATCAAACAGATGGAAAATTAGTAATTCAGCACCGCTATTAATATCAAAATCTCGGTCCTCGTTCAATTTACGGTTTTCATCTAACTCATGTTGTTCATCTAGTAATGGAACTACTTCAAACCCATCAGGAGTTAATGTATGTTTCCTCTTATTTTTAACATCGACGTTAAACATTAACATTCACCTCCCTTCAATAAATGCTAAATAGGTAGTGCATCCTCTTTTTGAGGTGTGTAGACACCACCAAGCGTTCCTCCGTCTGTTCCACCACTTGAGAAGCCATCAGTCCCCTGTTCCAGTTGGTTTGGATCTATAGATAAGCGGAACGAACCTTGTAAATTTACAAGCGCTACACGAATGCCTCCCGCTACCGTTTTTTGAGCTAATTGTGCAAACTGTTGAGGGCTCATTCCTACACGGTTCAAGGCTTCAAGAGGTGCCTTTGTAATCATAAGAGCAGCGGGTTCATTATCCCCTGTCTCTTTTAAAGTCTTTATTTCAATTTCAGAAGGGTGACAATCGAGAGTGAGAGACAAAACTTCAATCACCTTATTCATGGTCCCATCTGCTAGATTAAGAGCGGATTTCCCTCGAATAAGAACACGATAAATTTCATCTGACGTTTGCCCCCTTGGTTGATTTAAATTCTCCCCCATCAAATCAAGGGTAGTGCCTTCTGCCTTGTACAAATCTCGCCACTCTTCGGTTTTGGTAAGAGCACTCTTAAGTTGGTTGATTTCCTCATCTACAAGAGCAAAGAGCTTTCCTATATTCGAGTCCTTGCTTTTCTTAAAGACATCGGTTAACTTGCCTATCCAATCTTGAATCATGAAAGGATCACCTCAACAGATGCAACATCCGTTTGCGCTACTTCTTGCGCTCCAATAGCTACGTTAGATGTACCAAGCGTTTCTCCTTTAACTCCAATGAGAAGGATCGCATCTTCAATTCCGGTAACCTTATAAATTTGACTAAACAGCTTAGAATATATGATATCTTGCCCCATCTTGTTTCCTATCCATGTTGTCCCGCTACTATCTACTCCCCCGATGAACTGAATGAGATTGTCCTTAATCAGTACCTCTCCATCTACAGGAAAAGTAGCGTCCGTTTGAAGGGTCAATTGAATTTGGATTTGCTTTTCAACTGCATAATCAAAGCGGACTTCATGACTCACTCCGCTCAAGTCCTCTACTATTACAACCCTTTGCCCTACGGTTTCTATTCCAGCTGCTACAGAGTTAAATAAAGAGGTTGCAATAGCTTCCTCTGTTCCCCCTAATACATAAGCATGAACGGATTTTGGTGGATTCCCTTCTGCATCTGCTTCCATTTTGTTATTAATCACGATATTAGAAGCACGAACCCCGCTTGTTTGAGTAAGAGCGGAAGAGATAGCGGAAATAGTAGCTTTTCCTCCACCAGCAGCAGAGCTAATAATACGAGCTCTAAATTCAGCGTCCGTTTCAAGAGAGCGCCCACCTGTTGCCGCTTCTGGATTATTCACGCTAATAATCTCTTCTAGCGGTTCAGCAAGTACGGTAATGGTATTAGCCCCTACGTTGGTATGAAGACCCTTCTCAACCGATACAGCGTTTCCTGAGCCGTTTCCCTGACTGTCTAGCGTTACATTTTCGATTAGATAAAAGTACACATCGTTTTCTGTAGAGAATTGAGTCTGCTCAGGTATCGTAAACCCCGCATTTCCTGTAAAAACAAGAGAGACATAGGATTCAGCAGCGGGCTCTCGTGATAATCCTTGGATAGTGGAGAGTCTATCTAGTTGAACGCCCTCTGATTTACTTACAAATCCTGAATTATAGACCTTCTCAGCTAATTCCCACCCTAGAGAAAGGAACCAAGCAAAAAGCGTAATAATGATGCCTAGAGGACTCCTAACGGATACATTGATGTTTTCACCAAACAACCCTCTAGCTCTGTTCTGCATATCTTCTAATAAATCTTGATAGGTTTTACGGTGAAACCCATTCTTATCAAGCACCGATTACCACTTCCTCTAACTCCAATTCGGCTCCATCCTCTTTTTCAAGCGTCATCTTGACCTCTCGGATACGAGTCTTAGGATTATCTGAAAAAGAAACATCTGTAACAGAGCGGATTCTTTCTTCTTGAGAAACAGCTTCTATGATGTCATCTCGTGTTGCCGCTTGGTCCGCTATCTTACCTAAGATGTTATCGAATGACATACCGTGTTCTTCATCTAAAAAGAACTCGCCTTTCCGTGTCTGGAGTACAGATTTAACGGATTGAGCAAGTTCTTCATCTTCATCAACCATAATTAAATTGTTATCTTCAATGACTAAATCGCCATCTCTTAACTTAGGAGCAAGCATTCTACACCTCCTATACTTGATAAACCCCTACGATAACTGCATCGTTCATACTGTGAATACGAGTGAAGCCTGGATCAAAGGTTTGATTGTTTCGTAGATTATCTAAAGCACGATCAGTAAAGTTTACATGTACAACATCGCCCACGTTTACTGTACCTACATGTTTTAAAATGTGGGCTCCTAGAATCAGAGCATGTTCCACTAACGAACCATCTTTTTTCTTAACTTTAAATAGCGGTTTAATATCCGCTTTATAACCATATACTTTGGCTACTCTAGCAGGAGCGGAGGCATAAATCTGCAAACCTACGGACCTTGTAAGCTCTGAAAAGAACTTATCATCATAAGCCATTAGATCACCTGCACTTCTGTACGGAAATCAGAACTAGTTGCAACGTGCTTCCCTTTCTTCGCACGATATTTCCCATTAGCAGTTCTACTCTTTAATTCAATGATAGAAGCGGTTGTTATACGATGTTGCAGCAAAGACTTTACGTTAAATCCTTTCGCATCCTCTTCTTCAAAAGGTTCAGGGGATTCTGTTAAACCTGTACTGGATTCAAGTACAAATCGCTCATCATCACCTTCTTTAATAGAGCGGATAATCATCTTCCCTCGCCTCCAATACATAGAAGCGCCACAATCTTTTACGACTTCCGTTAGATTGTTTAAAATTTGTCCTGTTGCCGTGTATCCATTGGAATAGGTCTTATCTGTAGGTAACTTCATCTCAGAAATTTGGAAACCTAGATCCTTTACTAATGTACGAATAATAACAGAGGCTTTTGTTCCTGCTTTAAAAGCAATTCGCAACTCTGAACCTACATTAGTTGAGGTTTCAGCGGTCACCTCTACCTCTGAATAGTCTTTTCCCTCTAATAAGTAAATGGAGGTTATCTTATCTACTCCATCCTGCTCCGTTAAGGTACGATCAATAGTTCCTTCAGTAATTACTCCATAATCAGAACGATAACCCGCTTGGAGTGTAAGATTAGCTCCTTTTTTGATACGGGAAATGGAGTTAGTTGATAAGTTATAAATCATAATCTTGGTTTCATTTGGCTTCTCATCATCATCAAAGGGGGATTCAAATTCAATATAAAACTTATCATTTGTGAAATCCGCTTTGTAATCTCCTTCGATATGCACTTTAATAACGCGGCCAAATAATTCATTTGTCACTACGTATCACCCTCCAAGCTTGGTTCCTCTTGTGTTGGTGCTACATCGTCAACAAAAAGGAAGGTAGTCACCATGAAGTTATCAAATGTTATCCGCTCCGTATTCCCTGACTCATCCATAGGAATAAGAGTGGGAGCAGGGAGGTTATCAGAGACTAAATCTGACCATAAAGGAACGCCTAGCACCAGCTTTTCCCCAATAACGAGCGGGTTTTGTTTGTAATCATATAAATCTACTGTGAAAAAATCATAGGTCTTGTTGTAGTTGAATTGAAAGACAAAGGTATCTCCTGCTAAGTCCATCTCAAATCGTTCAGGCAAACGATTTTTCTCAATTGGCACGTAATCTCTCATTATTTCACCCTCAATTTCACACCGATGGGAATTCTACGATCAGGATACTTATTCCATGCCCTTAATTGCGAGATAGAAGTACCATACTTTTTCCAGCATCCCCAATACGTATCACCTTTCTTAACCAAATGATAAATAGCTTTAGGTTTTGTAGAAGGATTCACTGGTTTCTTTTGACCGCTATTTTGCACCTTAACCCAAGGAGTAGAAGCAATCCGAATGGTTCTTAGTTTAATTGAAATGGAACTACCATTTGCAATAGTGGCATCCTGGTCACCGTCAAGACTCAAAATAATGACGTTCTTCGCAATATTTCGCCCAACATAGGTCATTAAGGTCCCTTTTTTCATTTCTTGTTTTAAATATTCTTTATCCGCTTTATGGTTAGAACCAATAATATAACCGGACAAGGAAAACTCGTCCGGCTTTTCTTCTACATGATCACTGAGAGGGACTCCTTGCTCTACTGGATAAGATGTTGCATCCACAGAGCTAGAATCACTTTCTTTCTCAATAAAGAGATTAATCTTACCTAGCTTTGCCATTAATATTCCTCCCCTGACTTAAAGAGAGCTAGCAGCTTTTGATATTGCTCATCTAATGCTTTTTGAACTTGTTCTTTGACCTGTTGGTTTGTATCGCCACTTGCACCCGATACATTGACATTCACTGTTGGGCTGTAATTAATATTAACCTCTTTACCACCAGACGAAGAAACAGAACTACTTGACGGATTGTAAGTATCTTCTGAAGAACTTGATGCACTACCTGACGGATTATATCGACCAGAAATCATATCCATACTATCTGGATGACTAAATATCTCAGTTCCTCTATTTAGCCTCATAAGTTCTGGACCTTGTTCACCAACCCAAGCCCATTGTGAATGAGATAAAGGACCATTCGTACCTTTTGCATATCCTTTATATGGGCCACCACGAGCCATACTCTTAATACCCGGTGTATTAAAAACTGTTCCATATCTTGCTTTGATATAGTTGATTGCGGCAGCAGCGTTATGAACTGGGTTAAAAATATCGTTCATGCCTTTTTGCTTATAAGCATTAAATGTTGGTGGGATCGTCTGCATTACGTTTATACCCTGGCGTTTCGCCATACTTTAACACTCTTAATAGAGTGGGACTAGACTATATTTTTAGTTAACACCTTGCGTTAACATGCAACCCGTTTCGAATTAAGGGACTCTCACCCGCTTGTATAAAACAAGCCCTACTCCTGTTGTGGCTCCTCACCACCAATGGGATAGTCGTTGAACCTTCACCTACCGACCTTTACGGTTTAGGTGCTTGGCTGCGTTTTAATGTGATTACCCAATCCTTCTCTCTTTTACCATACCCAAGGCGTTATCCTTGGCCACTAAGTATGTTTCCATCCTAGCTTGGTGTAGAAGGCTCTAAGGGACTCCCCGTCAATTAGAGTTGTTTAACGTGGGCAACCTACCCACGTGATGCTATGCCACGTTTGGCGTTAATATCCCAACCATTATAAGCTTTAGGGTTACCATTACTTTCTTTCATTGCAATCGTTTCTAAAGAGCTTGCCCATGAGCGCGGAACACCTGTGGCAGCAATGGCTTGTTGAATCCAAGCCTTAACATTTCCACTCGCTCCACTTGCTCCGCCAAATGCACCACCGAAACCATCCGGATTCATCGCTTTATTACCTTGACGAATTTCAAAATGAAGATGGTTTCCTCTAGAGTCACCTGTATTTCCTACAGTACCGATAATTTGCCCTTTTTGAACCATATCACCGGTTTTAACAAGGTTTCGAGTATTATGACCATAAAGATAAGAAAGACCGCTTTTGGAGCCTACATGAACGACATTTCCATACCCACCATATCCACTACCTCTTTGTCCAAATCCCGCATAAATAACAGGACCTGCGCTTTGAGATGGAATTGGTGTACCGGCTGGAGCGGCTAGGTCAATCCCTTTATGCATTTTGCCATTTCGCATACCAAAATTACTGGTTTTACGGAAGATACTAGGGAAAGAATAGCCACCGCCACCGCTTCCTCCAAAAGCATCAAATTGTTTCTTTACGTAAGTAGCCATCTTTCCTCTAATGTACTTAACAGATCCGGGACCGATATCTTTCCAAGCGCCACCGATATTAGGGAACGTTACACCTAGTTCATTAAACACCTTGCTCATTAGCTCGCCTGGATTAGAAGCATACTCCCAAACATCGATTGCTAAATCTTTGACTGCTCCTGCAGCATTCTTGGTACCTTCCCAAGCATCACTAGCTACGTTTTTTGTTCCTTGCCATGCGGCGTTCGCTGTATTTTTGGTACCCTGCCAAGCGGCATTAGCTGTGTTCTGCACTCCACTCATGAAGTTATTGATTGTGGTATTCCCTTTAGCATAAGCTGGCATTCCACTATTCATAAGAGTTTGTGTCTGTTTATGAGAAAGAACTTGAGTACCCCGTGGGAGGTTCATCAATGTATCAGTTCCAGGTGACATTCCAACTTGTCCCGCTGGTGTACGATACAATTCAGGTCCACCACCATCACCTAAGATAGCGGGACCACCAGGGTGAAAGTTTGTTCCTTTTGCATACTTAGGAACAGGCCATTCTTTGATTACTGTATCCACTCCAATTTTCCCAAGCACCCAGTTTAGACCTTTGATAGCACCATTAACAATCTTTCCAAAACCGCTAAAAATTTTGTTTCCGAGTGCTGATAAACCTTCTCCTACACCACCAGCCATTGCTTTGATACCGGCACCCATTTTTCCAGGTAAATCTTTTGCGGCACCAACAATTTTCTCAAAAACGTCAGATACATCTTTTTTAATCATTCCTAGCAGAGAAGACATTTCAGAACGTACTGTAGTCCAAGCGGTTTTAATTGCTGTACTGATTCGACCTAGAATTCCCGATATGCTACCATGCATAGCAGTCCAGATTCCAGTTACCGCATTCTTAAAACCTGACATCAAAGTTTCTCCTACTAATTTCATAGCGGTAAACCCTGATTGCACCGTATTTCGGACTGCGTTTACACTTCCAAAGAAGAGATTCTTTAAGAAGGTCCACATTCCAACTAATACATCACGAAATCCAACAACAAAGATCCTTCCGGCACTGAGAATTTTCCCAAACAAGAGCAAGTTTACATAGTTCCAAGCAACCTGGATGGCTCCGAAAAAGATTTGTTTAATCCCTTCCCACATTTTTGAGAAGTCACCAGTAAAAAGACCAGCAAAAACTTTCACTAGCCCCATAATGATGTTTAAAGCACCATTTATGATACCTTTGATGTTGTTCCAAACGGATTGGATTAACATAACAACCAAAGGCCAAACGAACTGCATCACTGCCCAAATACCACGAACGGCTCCACCTATGATTGTACTAATGAAGCCCCAGATATTTTGTGCCGCCTGAAGAATCTGCTGACCGTTTTGATCCCAGAAAGTTTTCAATTGTTGCATTTTTTGTTGTACAAAAGTTTGCACAGCAGAAATGGCTTGCATAATATAAGGTTTCAAGAATCCCCATACTGCTAGTGCGGCATTTTTAATCGCTTGCCACCCTGAAATCACTATATTTCTAAATGTTTCAGAGCGTGTCCAAGCCAAATAAAGCGCTGCCCCTAAAGCTATAAGACCTCCTGCAACTAACATAGCTGTACCAGCTACAGAAGCTAATCCAACCACAAATGGACCAATAATCATCCAAAGAGCAGAGAAAGCGGCAGACATTCCGCCAAGTAAGCCAATCCCTACAGCTAGAGGTGATAAAAGAACAATGAAAGTAGTTGTCAAATATATAAACATGCCCGCAATCTTAGTGATCCACGGACTGATTTCATTTAATTTCTGAACGAATCGACCAACCATTGTTCCTGCTCTAACCACGTAGGAAGCAATTTGACCCCAAAAATCCACGAAAGGAGCAAGAGCTACTGCCCAGGTGTTCTTAAATTCTTCCCAAGCAATCCCTAAAGGCTTTAAGCTGTCTTGAAGTGACTTAATTTGCTTATCTGTATCTTGTTTAAGTTGGGATAGCTCATCTGTTGCTTGAGTTCTAGCCAATTGCATCTTCTCACGCCACATACCTACGTACTTATCAAGTTCTGGACGACTCATTTGGTCAATCCTCTTAATTTCAGTAGCAGCGGCGGGACCAGCTTTTTGTAACTCCTGAATTAACCCTTGATCAACGCCCTTTTGAGTGAGACTTTGAAGACTAGAACGGAATGTCTTCATAGCATCTAGTTGACTTTGCAAAGCGTTCATGACATCCGTTTTTGAAACCTTTGGAACAGATACTTCTTCGAATATATTTACAAAGTGAGCAATCTCATCTACACGCTTTTGCCACTCTTTTGTATAAGCATCTGTTAATTCCGCTTGTTGAGCTCGTACCTCGGCTGGGTCGGGGCCAAGCGCAGAATTTGCTAGAATGGCAGTGAATCCAATCCAAGCTGTTCCCATGACCATTAAGAGCATTTGTTGGCGCATAATACCCTGATTAATCATGTTTGTCATATCCATGAGCTCTTTCATACTCGCGTTTGGTCCCAATGCTTGTAAAGCTAGTTGAGCAGCGTTACCGTTACGAGCCATACGTTCAAGGTTACTTGTAACAGATAGTAAAGGACGATTGACGTTATAAAAAGTGTTTCCCATGCGTTCATAGTTAGCGGAAATCTTCTCACTTTGACCGCTCATAGCACTCATAGTTGCAATCTGTTCAATCATGCTCTGACGCATTGCTACATTACCATTAATCATCTGGTCATTGATTTTCTTATGCTCTTTTCCTAAACGACGAACTTCTCTCATAAAGTCATTCGTAGAGCCAGAGTAATTTCCCATTTGCCGACCTAGCTTCATCATTTCGCTTCTATTTTCCATGAGTTGCTGACGAAAACCAGCCATAGCATTATGGTTTTGAATCATATCACGACGCATTTGCACACTCATACTTCGCCAATCACTAGCCATTTGAGTAGCGCTAGTGCCAGAAGTACGAGCAAGTTGACGGATAACATCATTTTGGCGACTGAGTTCGTTGTTAAAAACGTTTGCTTGACGTATAACATCGCGATTCATATTAGAGATGTTTCGTGCCGCTTGTTGCACACCACTATCAGCGCCTCTTACTGTACTATGAAATTGAGCAAACTGACGATTTAAATCAGCGATCGGTGACGAATCAGCATTAATACCAACGTTAATACTCAAATCTCTTAGAGCCATATGTCTTCCTCCTTTCCTAGTTTTTTATAAGTCTATTTTTTCTTTTTCATAGCAGCTTCTTCTTTCTCACTTTGGATATCAAGTGCCATGTTCACTCTTAATAATTGAGTTCTAGACATATTGAGAGCTTCTGTATACGTAATAACTTTGGCAACAATTGGTCGCCAAAACCACCACTCATCTTGAACTTCTTTGCGTAATGAGGTTTTGTCTTTCCCCTTATTTTCCGCTTCTAAGAAAGTTCATGGCTTCTTTGAGAACCTCTTCAAATCCGTCATGCTCGTCAAAGTAGTCAAAAGAAACTTTCGGTTCAACAATAATGTGTTTGAACATTTCCTCTGCTGCTTTCTCTGTTGAAAATGCGCCACCTTCCCCTAAAAAGCGGTCTTGGATACGTGTCTGTTCACGTGTACCTGGATGTTGTAATACATAATCAATACCTTCAACTGTGATTGTTTTTTGAGTTCCGATTTTAGCCATTTTAAAATTCTCTCCTTTGATATATAAATTTAAGGAGGCAACCCAATTGGACTGCCTCTCTTCATTAGTTTTTATTTTGTTCTTGCGCTTTTTCTTAGCCATTTAATTACTCTTCCGTATAATCAAAAACTTTGAACGAAAACTCACGTCCACTCGCTTCATTACTAAACTCTTTACTCGGTGTCTTAGTAATGCGAGCTTGTGTACCTCCAGCTTTCTCTTTAGTAACCCCATCATTGTAATTTACCCATACAGGGAAAGGTGTCTTACGCTTTGCTAATTGTTTCAGATACTCATATGAAGTTGACGTTTGAGAAAGCGTACTTGCAACTGTACCAAAAGGATCATTGCTTTCTGTAACAATTGGTACACCTTGCGCGTCTGCTTTTGTAGTGAAGAAATCTTCATCTTTTTCCGCTGTAAACATAGCCCCTTCGTCAAAACCCGTAATGTAACGGCCATCTACAATTAATGTTGCATACTTCGGATCATAAGTTGGCATCCATTTTTCCTCCTATTCTACTGGCTGAATTTCACCTTTAATATTTGACTCATGAATTGCTCCTTGAGCTGTATATGAGAATGAAATGCCATTGTAGATACGTTTTTCACGCTCTGCTACTGGCATTTCCTCACGACTCTTTGTTGAAACTGTATAAAGTGGATTTCCTGAATTATCTGAGTCAATGATGCCCATGCTATGAGCTGTTTTAAGGGTAGTTGTAACTTCCCCCTCAATTAAACTAATACCATTGCTGTTGTAAGTGATTTTATCGTTCTTAGCAAAAGCAGATTGAATATTACTTTCCATATTCAATTTAATCCAGTCCTTGCCATGCATAACATCGATGTATTCCCCGCTCGCAACAATGCCTTCGCTCGTCTGCGGAGTGCCAGCTTTGGTTACATAAGCAATAGCCCCGTCTTCATGAATGGCTTTTAGTTCCTCTTTATTTGTAATATCAAGAGGCGTAATATCTGTTAGCGTCTTGAACTTCCAAGTTTGAGAACCAACTGGACGGTTTGCTACTTCTCCTACTAATGCAGCATCAGGATGTTCATTTTCAATAGGATGATAGAAATTGATAGTGCGATCATAAGCCTTCGCTTTAAAAGCATTACGGCTTTCAGAATCTGTAGTGACAACGACAAAGAATTTATAACCTGATTGCTCTACGAAATCCGCAATGGCAACTTTGTCCGTCAACTCCTCATCCGCTGCTAAAACGAAAATCCAATCTTCATCAAAGTATTCTTCTAATGCTTCTGAGGCACTTACAATCCCACTTCCAGCTGAATCATAAGTAGCAATAGAAAGTGTATCTGGTCTATTCTTCTGAGCAAATACAGCCTTTGCTTTTGCATAAGTAGGTGTATTTTCTGCAAAGTCCACTTTGACTTCCTCAAGGTCTTTGTAATTCTTAATGAAACTTGTCCCTGCTTTCTCAGCAAGAATAAGCGGCTTCCCAAAACCTATATAAGCAGCAGGTTTTAGAATATCAATGGTTACCGTCACATCTTGTAATGGCATGCTTTATCCTCCTAGACTAATATTTTCAATAACTTCTTGAATCTCTCGTACTTGTTCTTGAGTTGCGGCAATTTGAACATCAAATCCATGCTTGTATTCATAATGCTCAACAAGAAACGTAGTGCGATCCTGAATATTTCCTACTTGACGAACAGACAGATTGTTTTCGAGAATAAAAGATTCACCCAAAAATAAAAACCAGTCATGAACCTTTGTTGCAAGCTCAATCGTGGTTTCAACATCTTTACCAAAGAAGGTGAACGATATGGTCATCTTGTATTCTGCCGTTCTTTTCTCATAGGTCTTGTCATCTTGTGTAAATTGAGTGATACTGCCGCGTCCTCGTCCTTTGATATAAGGAGAAGTAATGTTATATACTCCATAGGGTAGAGGCGGTCTAGGAGCGGTTGTATTCCCTTTAATAATTGAAATGCCCGTATCTCCCTTAATACGAGCAATCATTTGTTTAATCAGGCTAATATTCATTCCTCAGCCCACCTTGCCACGTAAATAAAGACGTCTGTATAATCCGTGTAATCCTTAAAGGTTTGAACGGTATAGTCGACGCCTTTATATTGAATCTTTTGTCCTTTTTTGAGAGGTTCTAGCGTGTAAAGCTTACGATCTTGTGTAGTATAGGTTCCTCCAATAGTATATTTCAGGTCATCCTCGGACAAAGGAAGAATTACGCCAAAGCGATTCTCTGGTGTTGGAACACTAGGAGACACCCAATCCCCTGCATCATCATAATAACCCTCAGTCCCTTCGACTATTGCTACAAAAGGAACGCCATTCTTTTCGACCATTCGTTTAAAGCTAATCGTCTTAGGCATTCCCTTCGACCACCTTCCACGTTACGCGAGAACGTAAGCCCCCTGTATCCATTAAAGGATTTGATGAACCTTTATTCTCTTTGGTGATTCCAGCATTTTCGGGACTTCGAAGTGTTGTTATTTTCTCTTGAATATCTGCCGCTATACGAGCACCAAGGCGTTCAAATAGCGTTCTTGCAGACATTTCTAGAGAAACAACCTTCTCAATCATCCCTTCCATGAATTGTCCCCAATCGGACTCGTTTTCATCAAATGTAGAACGAACAAAAGAGCGTTCTGGAATCGTCACGCTCTCAACAAGAACAAACATTATTTTAATTCCATCTCCATCCTTTACAGCAAGAATATTTTTTCCTTTAGGACGAAACAAGCCGGGGATTTCAGAAGCTTTACGCCCTTCTGCTGCTGGTTTAGGAATGGTTAAGAATTGTCCCTTTGGTTCAATCTTCATTCCAAACTCATGCACATTGGCTATCATGGCATAGAAAGAATCATCTGAAGCAAAGATACCGACCTCAACTGAATAGCGGCTTAAATCTCGTACGGCATTGACTACAGACTCAAAGTTATCTTCATTTGTACTAATATTAACTCCATTCCTACGTCTAGCCATTTTATAGCACCATCAAATTCAAGCTCTTAGGCTTCTCTATGAGCTTATCAAATAGCCTTTGATATTCTTGACCATAAGATGTGCTTTCGAGCGCTACAGAAGCGACAGGAGCATGATATTCAGTCTCTAATCCATCTAACTTTTCCCTTTTGATATTCTCAGCTTTTAAGGATGCTAGATGAGTAGCATAAAGACGGACTAACCGCTCTTTGTTCCCTTCTGATATATCCAAATCCTCTACCTCAAGCGTGGCTTCATCAATGAAGATTTGCAATACTGCAGGATCTACATTAGCTAGATGACTCGCTGTTTTCTGAATGATTTCAGGAGTAATCAAAAGACTCACCTGCCTTATTCAGTTTCTTCTTCTTTGGATTCATTGAATGATTCCAGTTGCTCAGCAATTGCTTCTAGAACACCTTTACGTTTCTCGGAAGCTTGCCATTCTTTTAAAAGAGCTGGATTGAACGTGTCTTTAACAAGAGTGACAGCTTCGTCTGCTCTTAAGTCCTTGGTACACTTCGCTTTCTCATGAGCAACAATCTCTCCTTGCTCAATAAGCTTCTCCATAAGTGGATGAGCACTAAAAACTTTCCAATCTGAATCTTTCACGTCATTTGCTCCAGGCAAAACCATAACACCTGCAGCATGACGGACATAATTCCCTGTATTTTGTACCAACATTAAATACCATCTCCTCTTACGATAGCCATTGGATAACGCACAATTGCTCCGCCTAAACGCTCCTCAAATGGAACTTTATAATTCGGGAACTTGTACTCTGTTTCATGACGGAAGATATCCATTGTTAATAGAATTTGAATAACAGATGGAGAGTTATCTAGTACAAGGAAACAATCTGTTCCGTCTGTACCTTGTCCTTCAAGATCAGATGTTGCCACAATATTTGTGAACCAGTTTTGACTACGGATGTACTCAAGAACTGTTTTATCCGTGTTAGCGTTGTATTCCATTTCTAACATTTCCATGCCTGCTGGTGTAAGAATCAATGTATTTGCTGTATGACCAGGTAGACGATTGATTAAGTTACGCGCTTTGCGAATATCCGCTACAATCTCTTTTCCTGTTTTATCTTTCCATTCTGTTTTTCCGCTTGCGCCTGCATCTACCGCTGCGGTTTGAATTCCTTCTGCATTTACGACACCTGGAATGTTGTGGTCTGCATCCCCATGCCAAATGATACGGTTTTCTTTTTCTGCAATTGCACGACGCGCGATTTCCGCTTTTGTTGAATCAACAGTAATACCTGCCATTTGAGCATTGCGAAGCTCTTGGATAGAATAACGAATAGCCGCTGCAATTGAGAAAATATCCATTTTATGACGACGTTTATCCGCATCTACTAATGGAATATCATCCGCTCCTGGTGCTAGAACCTTAGCTGAACCAGAACGAGTAATAACATCATAGCCGTATACCTCAGCTCCTGAAGGTACATCTGTTTTCAAATTAAAAAGTGTACGACCAATGAGCTCTTCCTTCTTTGGTTCGTACACCACACGATCAATAGCTTCTAAATCTTCTGGACGAATTAACATATTCTTTTCACTCCTTAAGGTAAATTAATTTCAAGTTGAACTAAACCGCCTGCTTTTGCGTTTGTTTTAAAAGCAGCGGAAGGTAATGCTACGACTCCAGTAGTTGTTGTATCAGCAGGTCGAAAATTACCTGTTGTTGGGTCAACCACAACATCATCTGTCATGCTTACATCTTCTAATGCCTCAACCCAAAGAACTCCTTTACGCGCAACGGATACTGGAGATTTCGTCTTGTACTTTTGGTCATCCGCTTGAGTAACCCAATCGTGAACCTCTTGAGCCATAGCAATACCATATGGTTTACCTCCCTCAAAGACTTTCACTGTTTTACCGTCACCAGTAAGCTCTGTCATTACGCCAAATGGAATAACTTCTGCAGCGGCTTTTGTATCTGCGCTATAATCCTGATAGTTTGCAAGTTTTCCTTTGCCTGTTGCTTCATCCATGTACTTCCCATAGTTTGTAATAGCCAATTAAATCCCCTCCTATTTGTTCATGTTTAAACGTTGATTTTTCATATCTTGCACCTTTGAACCATTACCACTATCCCCAGTGAACATATGGTTACTACCTGTAGAAGAGAAGCCTTCTTGCTTCGCTTGACCTACCGTAAAATCAAAAAAGGCGTTGACATATTCATCAGATTGTCCATCGCCTTTAAAATCCGGTTTCGATTTTTGAATAACCGCTTCTTTAATTTCACGTTCTGATTTCCCTTTGAAGTCAAATGAATCACCAAGCATTGTCTTTGCACTACTAAGTAATTCAACACGAGCTTCCACTTTTGCATCTAACTCATCAGCGGAAAAAGTATTTGCTTTCGCATCTTTTAGTTCCTGTTTAGTATTTTTGAGTTGGATTTCGAGAGCATCATAACGTCCTTTTAATCCGTCATAATCTTTTACTTTAATATTTGCTGTCTCTAATTGAGCCGCTTGCACCTCTAAATGTGATTTAACAGCGGAATCTACTTCATATTCCTTACCGTCAATTTTATAAGTTGGCATTTCACCGTTTCCCCCTTTGTTATTTGAATCAATTTGCCATGCATCTGAATCGTTTCGGATAGCAACTTCTGGTCCCGCTCTCCCCTGATCTACGATGGCAATATGGTTAATTTCTAAGTTTCGTTGCACGTATTCATAGTTATCACCGTTATAAGTACCTTTTTCAGTAACAACATCCGATAAGAAGCCAATACTAATCTCTCGTTTACCATCGCGAATCTTTTGGATAAGTGCTTTATCCGTAATCGTCATAGAAACATAGAGCTTAAGGTTTCTAACAGCTGCATCTGTATGAGATAACCCTTTCGCATAGCGGTTATAGTTATCTATGGTTACAGGCTCATTAGGATGGTCATCTGTTACTGGCTTAGAACGAGCAGAACGGATAGTAGACTCCTTGAATATCTCATCAGGTAGCTTAGCTTCCATTTGGATAGTTCCATCACTCCGCTGATAAGGAAAGACACCAGGGCGAGTAATCGGTACAGTAACAGTTAAATAACCTTCTGACGTTTCGTCATAGTCTTGAATAAGCGCTTTGTCAAAACGTTGCGTCTTCACACATTCTCACCCCCTTCCAGATATAAAAATAGCTCTATCCTTCACGGAAGAGCTTGTGCGGGTCAAATCCTGTATCGACTTCTTCGTTTTCGTCCTTTGGTGAAATGGTGCTTTGTACGATTTTCTTTAAAGATTTATCAATACTATCAAGTGATTTGGCGATAGATTCTAAGTTTTTGCTGTCCTTTTTCTCCATCACACATAACCCTCAAAGTTACTTACAATCTCATCGAGAGAATTACCATAACCAAATCCCACAATAGCAATTCCAGAAGCATGTTTATGTTCTAGATTTTCATCATAAGTTTTATTATAATAAGCCATCTTACCTGCAAAATTCTCTTTAGGATTGATAATAATTTCATCCTTTTCAAACCCAGGCATCTTAATTAAAACACCAACGTAATTTGCTTCTTCTACCGTAGCTTTTCCAAAACAATCAACTAATTCAGGCATTGTTAAACTCATTCTTCATTCCTCCGCTTCTCTAATTAGTAAAAATAAAAAGCACTACTGATACAATCACAACGAGAGTGAAAATAACGCTAAGGCAAACTCTTTCTTTCTCATCTTTCGTGCCAAAAACGCCTAAAATACTGATAAATAAAACAATCAGCAATAGAACTTTAAATGTCAGAAGCACAATCATTCCTCCTCGAATACCGGAATAGCAACACAACGACAACGATAATCGGTGCCAGGCAACCCAACTGAGGGAGGATCCGAGTAAGAAAAGACCTTATTGCTAAGTTCACTATGCGTTTTCCTCACTCGTTCATCTTGTGAAGTCACCCATTTAAACTTACTCACTCCCATTTGTTGATGCCGTTTAGCGGTCATCTGCCCCATAATAGAACCTGTTTGGTCAACAGCAATAAACATGGCCCGCTTACGAGTCATGCCTACACGTTCAACCAATTGGTCCCGTATTTTCTTTGCGTCGCTACCATTCTTAATGCCTTGATAAATAATGCTTTCAATTCTAGGAAAGTATTCATCTCGAATCGTTGTGATGTAGCTTGTATTCTCTGCTACAGACGTTCTCATAAAGCTCTCTAACCAAGGTTCATACTGTGTGGGGTCAATCCCTTTCACTTTCCCTTGAACCTGCATGTTGTTTGCATTAAACAGGTTAAGGGAGTTCATAAAGCCTTGAGCAATACTCTGAACCTTATTTGAGTTAAAAATGTTAAGAGACAATCCTTTTATCATATCAATAGCGGTTCGAATCACATCAAGTGGAGCATCTTGTCTAAAGCTATCTGCTTCATAAAGCTTAATCTGCTTGCGTATATGCTCATCAAACATGCTTAGAGTGGCTTTCCCTAACTCAGTAATCAATTGGTTTATGCTTCGATAATAAGCAACGGCAATGGCATCTGGATAGCGTGTAGGTGGTACTCTTCTAACCATTTCCTCTATGCTCCTTATGAGCTCGATAAACCTCATCAGCAACCCTTTTCCAGTAAGCATCGTCACCGCTAAACTTCGTCTCATTCGTTAAACCAAATTGCCCAAAGCGGGTTTCCCTTAGCTCATCCGCTGTCACAACGCCATTCACTAAATAAATAGAATCTGTTTCCGCTGTTAACTTACGAATTTCAGCATCTGTTTTAGAATCAACAGACCAAAGCGGGTTGAACTTAATCTCCCATTCTACTGTGTCAGGATCTATACGACCACCAAGCTCATCCTCACACCATAAAAGCATACGAATAAGCTTTTCAAGATGGGGTTTCATTTCATTCTCTTGAGCAGCTGCAATTCGCTTGTAGTAGTTCATCACATCATATTGAGCACCTGTAATCGTACCTGCTTCCTGCCCTTTAATCACCGTTTTTGGCATACGAGCACCAGCGGACAACATATCCCATCCATAGTCCAACAAATCTTTCATACCTGACGTATTTGTTGATTCTTTTCGAAGCTCTTCATTGCCTCCAATAATGGCTAAGGCCTCTGTTCTGAACATGTAATCTAAGAGCATAGTAAGCTCATTCTTTTGTTCTGTACTCATCCCATCGACTGCATCTGACTTATAAATTTTAAAGGCATAATCGTAAAGGATTTGACCAACAGACCAAAGAGAAGTATCAAGTACTGTGATAATGTCATAGAGCGGTTCAAGAATAGATTGCCCTCTATACTCATCCTCCAACTTTCGCGTTTGATCGTGGAGAACACGAGAAGAATGAACATGATTTTGTTGTACACCCATTACTTGCTCACCAAATTTAGATTGTCGATTGATTTCAAAAGACTCAACTTGTCCATATTTCGGACTAAACATATCCTCATTCAGAAGAAAATCTTTTACTTTCATTCCGCTAAAAGCGTGAATATAATCTAACTTCTTCAACTTATCTTCTTGAATGGCTTGCGATAAAGTGAAATTAGTAGATTGAGTAACCCCTAAAGAAATAAAGCCATCACCACGTAACCGCTCATATGAACGCATCTGTTTAAAGGCTGACTTTGCTTTGAGGTCTGCAAGCTTACTCATGATGTTTCGTTGCAACTGGTCATCCTTCATCCTCAATGTAAACCAGCTACTTGTCATATCTTCTGCTGGTATATCAATAATATTTTGAACAATGCTATTGTTAGCATAAAGGTTAGACAAATCTACATCTGTTAATTTTCTTCTTACGCCTGGTTTCTGACGAACAAGAGCATCCTTAGCGTTTCCTTTCCCATGTCCCACCATGAAGTCATTACGAAACTGTTTGGCTTGATCTATTGTTTTCATATCCTCACCCCCTGCCTGTTAAATGCTTGTATCTATTAATCAAGCTCTTAGCATCAGACACCTCGTAATCATCAAGCGCATACCAAATAGCACTGAACGTATGAGGGTCAATGTTAAATTCATCTGGAATGATTTCATCCCGCTTATTCTTTTTATAGGTTAGTGGCTTTAATTCATAAATAACATTGGTGCAGCGGTCAGAACAAACTATTTTCTTAAACCGCTTGACCTTCTTTGTATACTGTAGCCTTGAGCCCTGAAACTTCTTAGCCCCTCGTATGTTGAAACCATTCTGTTTAAAGAACTCAATCGTTTTTGGTTCAGCAGAATCAGCACGGATTAATTCTCTTGTTTCCTTGAATTCTTTCAAATCCTCAGCTGTTTTGTCATCCGTCATTTTGTTTTTATAATACTCCCAATAAATATAGAGAATCTTTTTCTCTTGATCTATTGCAAGACGAACAACCGCGTTATAAGAATCCTCAAATCCAAAGTCCATCCCTACACGTTTCAATGGATTAACAGTTCGCCTGATTGTATCCATTACTTCATCATGAGGTTGTACTTCAAATTGTGGTAAAACTTTTTCTCCATTCACGCCAAAATGACCTTTCCTTGCAATGCGGTAAAGGTCTGGATCATAATCTTTTAATTCATCTAACTGAGCAACATAACTTTCAGGAAGAAAGAAATTATCGTCAGCGGTAGAATGGTGATAGTACGTATCATTGACTACAACAGTGCGTTTCTCATACAATTCTGCATCATCTAAAACCAAACGGTTATTCATTTCATCTTTAAAGAAATGTTTGAATGACCAGTTATCTTCTCCTACAGGGTTTGTAGAGAGAATCATATGAAGCTTTAATGTTGGATGTCTTAAACGCCCTAAAAGCTCTTTAAAACCTGCATATTTAATTTCTGAGCACTCTTCCAACCAAACTAAAGAAATGTTATTGATAGACTTTAATTTAGCAGGCTTATCCATTCCCTTGAATATAATCTTGCTCCCATTTGGAAAGCGGATTTGCATAGGAGAAGTCATACACTTTACGCGACCTTCTAATCCTAAATCAATGACCAACTCTTCCAGTAGAGAATAAGTAGAATCTCTGTGAGTATCGTATACCTCACGTACCACAAGAGCCGTTCTCTTTTCGCTCAGAAGCTTTAAAATAATCTTCAATGCAATATGATAACTCTTGCCCGAACCGTAGCCACCAACAAGGAATTGGAACTTTGTAGACCAATCAAAAAGGAAATCATCAAAGTGTGGACTTATTTCTTTTTCAAGAGTCGTCATGTGTCCTCACCTTTTCTCTTGATGACAATTTCAATTGGGCCATCATCCTTCTTAGTGCTTAGTTTATCAAGTTGAGCCTTTGATTTATCAATATTTACTTGCATTGCTTCAAGTTTCAAGCGGCGCTCATCATCTATATGACCCTGTTCATCAAATTGCTTAATTAAATTACGAAGCTCAGCCATAGCTCGAGATTGAGCAACTAAAAAGTTTGCGTATTTGTCCCAAGCAAATTGAACTAAATAACCATGTTGTTCAGTTTCTTGAGAAGAAGAAGATTTTCCTGTAGTCTTATTTGAACTACTACGCATATAGAAATTCTCTTCTTTAGTCATGTCATCTTTATCTTTAACAAACATAATTTGTTGCGCTCGAATAATAGCAGCGTATTGAAGTTGTATCTGTTGCCATATTAAATCAGCAGAAGAAAACTCAAGCATAGCGTCCATAATTTCTTGTGTCTCTTCTGGAAGAAACTTAGAGAACAGGCCATGCTTCTCTGCTGCTTTGTTCCGTTTTGTAAATTGATTCTTAGGATTAGGATTGCCGCTTCTTTTTCGCTTCGGTTCCGCACCCTGAATGGTTGCAACCTTTTTGTTTTTGGTTGCATCCTTTTTAGTTGGATCCCTTGACCATACTTCACGACTTTTACGACTTTTCAATGTACCAATTTTGATGTCATGCTTTTCCGCTAATGCAGCAAGAGTAATTTTAGTGGTTTCCCATTCGTTTCTGATATCCTCCCAATTTGTCATCTCACATCACCATCCGCACCTCCAAATAAAAAAGCACCCTCGAAAGGATGCCCCTATTTACCAACCTTTTACACCAGTAAATGTTGCTTTTACCTTAACCGGAAAAGATATCGCATTTACATTTTCTAAATTAATTGCATAATTTTTTGTTTCACACCAGTAAAACTTAGTTTTATTACTTGCAATTGATTCAAGAACCTCTTTTTCACTATTACCCTCAATTTGAAGCTTAACATTATCTTCTTTTCCAAAATGAAAAACGACATCGACATAATTTTTATCTATTTTTCTCACCTCCTCGCCTATAAATACGACGAGGTGTGACAAATTCCTATCAAGATAAAACAAAAAAGCATTTCTTTTTTGAAATGCTAGTCATATATCCTTATTATGCTTAATACAGTAAATATAAGAAATTCTTTTTAACCTCCATTAATCGATGGAAGGAGGTTTGCGAATATGAGTCTTATAGATATAATAACGCTGTCTGCAGATATCATAGAACTCCTTTTAGTTATATTGAGTTTACTCAATAAATTCTTTGATACCTAAGTATTGAGGGTTGCTTTTGACACGGCCATGTCAAAGTAACCTTCTTTTTTGTCTTTATACAATATCCTATGACATTAACAAAAATAAATTACATAAAAATAAAAAAATTATATATTAGTAGATTTTCCTAACACCCCATTACGCTAATGGCTATAAAACACTTAAAAACCCTATGGAAATTTACTCATTAAATTTGAAGAACTGAGACTATTTACATACTCTTAACAAAACATCCAACATATTCCTGATATAATACTCAACGGGAGGTGACAAAGTAATAATGAATGATTTAAAACAACTTCAATTACTCCTCGACGAGACGAGAATCAAATACGAACGCTACGTTAAACGCTTCGGCAATTCCTCTTTCTATACTCAGAAAGTTGCTCGACAGTTATATATTCTTGTGCAACTTGAGAATGAGTATTTCCAAACTCTTATGAAAAAAGACGTTCCGAAGAACGCCTCAATGACTTATTAACCTAATACCATAATAGCACGGCGGAACGTGAAATCTTTGCCAACGTTCTGCCGTTTATCTGCCATTTATTTTGCTTCTAATAGTTCCTCTTCAAATATCTTCAGATTAAGCGCAAAAGCCAATTTATAGAACGCTTTTCCCTTCACCCGATAATAACCACGTTCGCTCATTCCAAGCTTGTTATACACTTCATAATCGTATTGTTCTTCTGGTGACATATAACGCTCTATAATGATTTGACGTTCTTTCAACGCTAAACGATTGACCGCTTTTTGAATTCGTTGCAGAAATGCATCTCTTTGTCTCTCATAATCTACTTTTTCAATAGCAGCACTTTCTGTAGAAGAATGAAACTCATTACCGAAATGAGGAGGAACAAGTGAGTAGGTTGCTGTTACTTTCGGTATTTTTGTCTCTGGTACTTGCAATAAGAATAAACGATATCTTTCTAAAATGCTTTCCACCGTTTTTTTTGTTTCTTCTCGATCAATTTTAGGTAAAGTAAAGGTTAATTGAGTCATCATTGTTCCTCCTCATTTTATCTTAGTATCTTTGTTTCCAGGCTCCGCCAGTGCCTCTTGTTAAGCCACGATTACGCACACCCATTAAGTCCTCTAGGTCACGTTGCGACAATTTCTCTTTATATACTTGTCTATTTTTCTTTTCCGGTCTTTTCTCTACGTTGAAATGCTCTCCTAGTTGCTCATGTAAAGACTTTCTCATCGTCTTCATCTCCTCTTGAACAAATAAAAAGAGGACACCAATCAAAACACAGTTTATCCTGTGTAACGATTAGCGTCCTCCAGTGAGCTGGTAGAACTTATTTAAGGTATTGATATGTTAGGTTCACACTATCTTTTATATTTTTGTTCTTAATTTTTATTAAAGGTGTTCGAAATGTAAAGGAGTTATGTTCTAAATCTAAAACTTTAATAATGATTTTTCCCTCTAACTCTAAATCATCGTGAATTTTTAAATTAATCATCAGGCTTTCATATTTTTCAGTAATGGTATTGTCTTTCCCTCTATTCGTTACTTGATAACTGGAGGAGCTTTCTATACTTACACCTTCGTCGCCTTCCCACCTTGTTTCTGTCAAAACAAAGTAAGGAAAACCTTCATTTATCAATCCAATATAATAATTTTCTTTAGTACTCTTATCTAATGATTTAACCTTAAAGAAAGGTTTATACCTTTTACGTCTTTCCTCAGACTCCTCTTTAAATTGTTTTCGTGTTAGAGAAACCGTTAGGTAAGCAGCTACAGCAGCCGCCATAGCAATAAGTACGGACACTAACTGAATCCAGTCTGTAGGAGTTAAACACCCCCAAAACCCATCCTTACAGGCTTCTTTTATAGTGATTTCATAACTCAAAACTCTTCCCCCTCATCAAACTTAACGCGCTTCACCTTACCTTGATGAGTAATGATTTTGGTCTCACCATGTTGGGGTAATGCTGTAAGCTTTGCTTTACCAGCACTAAAAATAATGGAAAAGTTACCTTTTTGGTCCATTATATCAGCTTCTATTCTCATTGTACTAGAATCTATCTTGATTTCTTGTAATTCTATCTAATCTTGTGACTTTATCGCTTCCAAAGTAAACATAAAAGATATAACTATGATAACCATACAAGCAAAATGACTTAACTTTAATATACATGTAGTAGATTTCTTAAAAAGGAGGTTATCTTTTGTCCTCAAATTACAGAAGAAAACGTTATTGCTGTCCTCATTGCTATTTAGATCCTTGTTGTTGTCACCTTAAAGGTCCAAGAGGATTTCGAGGCCCAGAAGGAGAGCAAGGGCCTCAAGGACCAACTGGGCCGACAGGTGCTACCGGTAACATTGGACCAATCGGACCGACGGGGTCCACTGGTGGCATTGGCCCGACTGGACCGACAGGTGCTACCGGCGACGTGGGACCAACTGGACCAACTGGACCAACTGGAGGAGGAGTGCTAGCTTATGGCTCTCTGTATAGTGATTTTGGTTTTACTCCTATACTAACTTCACCAAGCTTTATTGATTTTACAATTAGTGGTCCTTTCCTTGGTACTTTTCCCGATACAACTGGAAACACTATTTCAATAGACCAAACTGGAATTTATAATATAGAGTTCAGTGGAGTACTTCTTATTAGTAGTCCACCTTCAGACATAAATGTGAACTTACGTATTAATGCCTCTTTGGTTCCTGGTTCAGTTTCTCAATTCACAAATAATGGAACAACGTCTAGTATAATCACTGTAGGTAAGGTAATTCAGACTTCCATAACTGCAGGTAGCTTTATTGATTTGGTAATACTCACCAATGTCCCTTCTAATAACTTTTATAGAGACTTCACATTAGTGGTAACAAGGATTGCATAAAAGATTGGTTATGACTGCAAAACACTGAAGTTAAGTTAAACACGCGTGTAACCCTTAGATTCTAAGGGTCACACGTGTTCACCTTTCAAAACTCTTCCCCCTCATCAAATTTAACACGCTTAACCCTCCCTTGATGTGTAATAATCTTCGTTTCGCCATGCTGAGGTAACTCAGTTAGCTTCGCTTTCCCATTGCATACAACGACTACAAAACTTCCTTTTGGCTTCGTTACATCAATTTCTAATTTCATGGTATCAACATCTATTTTAATTTCTTGTAACTTCAATAGAATTGCCCCCTATGTTGTATTTTAATATTTACATTCTGTCTTTGCTGAAAAATTCTATTTTCCCGAAACCCTCCCATAACTTGTCCGTATTATAATTGTAATCCGCTGTACATAAGGAGAAATTACACCAATGAGAGAACTGTTAGGAAGTATTGCAGGTTTCCTTGTTTCATGTGTAGGAGTAATTGCAATATACCGTACAGCCAAGAAACTATAGCAAAAGGCCCCCCATGACCTTTTGCTGTTTTAATCAACTATGAAAATCCTTCTAAATAAGAACGTCCTTATAAAAAAGGAGTGATAATGATGAAAGAGTATAGATTTGAAAAACTTGAATTAAAATCCTTCTCCCGTGAACCTAAAGAAGACTATCATGAAATTATTCGTGAAGCTGCGAAAGATGGGTGGGAACTAGTTCAAATATTTGCACCTGGTACTGCTTCATATGGTTCTGCCTCGTATTTTGAGATTATTTTTTCTAGAGAAATTGAGTAAATAAATAGGTTAGGAAGAGACTAATTGAGTTTAGTCCCTTCCTTGTATGTAGATTCGTAGTTGGGGAACGGCTTGGTTATACGCTTTTTTACTTGTCCGTCACATTCATCCCCTGGTCTTGCTCAAACATTTTACGAATGTAAATGTGTTCAAGCTCCGTTAGTGTTAACTCGTACAATTGGCGACCATTCAAGCATTTTGTGTAACCAAACCTATGAATAAGTCGATTAATCAAATGCTCTTTTCGCTTTTCCACACCTGCTTTTAACCGCATTGTTTATCCTCCAGTTCCCAAATAACCATAAGGCTTTGTAATCTTTTACGTTGCAAATGTAAATCAATATTTAGATAATGCTTATCGTTCGAAACGTTCTGACTGCAATTCGGACAAGCAACGATTTCATATACCCCCATATGACCGTGATGAACAGCTCCGACTCTATTACATAAATGACACATTATGTTCTCCCCTTTACGATAAGCGATGGTTTAATTCGCGACGACTCCCCACAATTTCAACTAAATACGATTTACACATTTGATAAATTCGAGATCCTAACGCTTCATCAATGTCTAGTAAATCATCGATAAGACATTCAGATGAGATTAAGAGTGGTTTATGATTGAGATAACGGTAATTAATGACTGAATACATGGTCTTTACTTCAAACTCCGTAGCACTTCTTTTAAATAGGTCATCGATAAAAAGAACCTCTACTTGTTTCATTTGCTCAATTTTACCTTCCATAGAGTCAAAATCATCTTTGAAAGCATCAAAGCCTTCACGGAATGGAAAGTATAGAACAGGTACTTTCTTCTGTAGTAAATTGTTCGATATGGCTGTAAGTAAATGTGTCTTCCCTGCCCCTGGATTCCCTAGTAGAGCAATGCTGTTCTCCCGTGACTCCTTCAGTTCACCATAACGCTTTACATAAGCTAATGACGTTCTTTGAGCATGTACTACTGAAGAATGCTTACCTTCTAAGCTGAAGTTCTTAAAGCCTAACTTCGTAAACTCTTCTGTAATATAGGAAGTTTTAAATAACCGATCAATCTTTCTTTGCTCTCTGCAGCTGCATATCTTAGCAGTATCGTTATTGATGAACACTAACCCTTTATCTTTACAAACTTCGCATTTATAAGAGTTCATTGATGCTGTCGTCGATGTTGTGCTCGACTGGTTTGTGGAAGTCACTTTGTTTTCGTTCGCTTTCCTGCGTAGATCGTTGAGCACTTCTTCCATAGTGTTGAACTTTCCCCTTGCTTTGGCCATTTCGTTTCTTCCTCCTTTTCTCTAATTCCAGAGCTCGAATATCGTCCATTGTTCGAGCATTCTTTCCGTGCCAATCCTTTAAGATAGCTTCGATGTATTTCCAGTTCCTTGCGTTATGCTCCACAGCTACTTTCATAGCAGCAATGATAACTTCTTGATTTCCGTCAAAGTCATCTGTCCATTGATTAATATTTTCAGCAATCATGGGGGCTAAAATCCCTATCTGTTGCTGGTAAAAATCATGAGCATTTTCTTCACTCTTAACTGGGACCTGTGGCGCTTCTGATTGGCTCTCTTTAGGCTTTTGATATGTCGTAAGCTTTTGGTATTCATCGTAATTTTTGATTGTGATAAGAATGCCTCTGTTTTGTTTGAGCGTTTCCTTCTGGATAAGGTCCTGACTCTCCAAACGTTTAATAGAATTTGTGATAATATTAGCTGTTACTTTCATTTCTTTGGCTAAATCCTTTACCACATATCGTTGCTGGCCTCGTTCACAATAATCTGTAGTAGCAAAGTTCGCTTCATCTACAAACAACCCGTACAAAGCTTTATCGAATCGATTTGAAAAGGATAACCGGGGCTTGATGACGTACCCCGATGTTAAATTGTTCATGCCCCGTCTCCTCCTACTTTTTTCTACAAACAGCGTGATGTTTAGTAACTCTGACCAACTCAAGATTAGGATGATACTTTACTAGAAATGCTTTGATGTATTTTTCATATTGCTCTTTATCTGAAGACATCCATTTATAACAATTTGGAAAAGCAACTTCGTATTCCATTATTTAAACGGCAACTCATCGTCTTGGATTTCGACACCTTCGAAGGCGCTTGGTTTCTCTTTTGAAACAGGAGCTTCTGGTTCACTTACTGGCTCATCGTCTTCAAGCTTGTACTCTGCATCAATGAAGGAATCACCGAACTGTCCTTCTTTCACCTGACTAATAGAGTTATCTTGATTTAAACCCTCCATAACGGTTTTCGTTTCTTGCTGTTCAATGGAAATAGGAGCTGTTTTTAAGAGTTTAATAAGAGCTGTTTTCTTTGCCATTTCCGTGAAATGGTCTTTCCAGGGACCAAATACGCTCCCGTTTTTTTGGCTTTTTGTGAAGCGATCACGGTGGCTTTCTACTTGTTTGCGACTCATCACTACAAAGTCATAAGCCCCATCTTTTAGTTTGTATACTGCGTAGAAGTGAGTAATTTTGTTTTCATCATCTTCACCGCAAGGCTTATGTTTTAAATCCTTGTCTAAGCCATAGCTGTAATCAAACTCATCACCTTCATATACTTCATGAGCATAAACACTTGTGATTTCCCCTGTACGTCTTGCTAAGTCAATCAAACCGCGATATCCAAGCTGAAATTGTGCTTCCATCTTTTTTGTTTTTCCGTTAAAGAATGGAACGATATAAGCGTGACCTAGAAGATTCGGTTCAACCCCGAGCACTGAGCAGTTCACTACAGCCCCTACAATGGTTTCTGGCGTGCATTCCATTAGCTTAGGGTTACGACTTACTGCATTGAGACCGATACGTACCAGACGTTCAGGTGTAACGTGTTTTGGGGCAATAGATTTAATAGCTTTGAACTGATCTTTGAACATATCGTTCAATTGCCCTTGGAAGCTATTTTGTTGTTTTGCAACTCCAGTGTTTTTCTTTGCTAATTGATTTTTAATTGTTGTATTTGTAGCCATTTGTGGTTTCCTCCTTATTTAAAACCGAATCGACGGTGTGAACTTGTTTTTGTATATTTTCCAAACAGATCTGGATGGTCTTTTTCAAAAGACTTAGCATCGAACCGATTGGACTGAATAGTTTTCCATGTGACCATATGATTTTTTGTTACGCCCCGCTCATTTTCACCTAACATTGCTTTTAAACGATTCTCAATTTCTTTAACCTTAGTGTTTGCTTCTGCTCTGGACTGCCTAGCTTCTTCATACTCTTCTACCAAACTATCAACCGTATCGGGAAGCTCAATTTCCTCATCTATACCTTGGGGGTACATATGACTTAATAAATCTGTTGAAGCATCTGAGCCATCGAATAAAGGAGGTTCTTTCATGAGTACGTTATCGTTCCAAAAGTTAACTTCAATTTCTATGAGCTGTTCAATCAACTCCTCATCACGCTCAACCTTTTTATAAACGAATTTATTTCCTCCAATAAGAACAGCAATCCACCAAGCTTCATATCCCGTCACCGCCATATAATGTTGACATTGAATAAGATAAGCAGCCGGTACTTCTTCGTCTTCCCATTCACCCTTGAGGTATTCAGAGGCTGTTTTACATTCTAGGCCGACCTTTTCACCGATAATCAAGCGATCTACGTTTGCTAGAATAAAAGGATACTTTGGATGCTGTAACATAGCGTTCCTACGTCTTACCTTAAGCCCTGTACGTTTAGAAAACTCTTTTGCAACAAAATCCTCTAGCTGTGTTCCAAAATAGGCAGCTTCACTATTAATATCTTCATCTGGTGCTTCACCGATTTTTTCAAGATAAACCGCTACAGGTGATTTCCATCTACTTAGACCTGCAATGGCAGCTGCATCTGAACCACCAATTCCTTTTTTTCGTTGTTCAAGCCATTCTTCACGGCTCATATCTTGTGTAAAAACCAAAACTTGCGCTTCCATGACCTACCTCCTTGCTTTTTAGAGGTCCATACGCTAAAATAAGAGCAACTGAAAATTACGTATGAATCCTAAGCTCGTAGTTACCGCTACGGGCTTTTATTCTGCCTCCCAAAACTTGAATTCATAAACTTCTTTGAGATACTTCTCCAAGTCTTCTTTTAATACCACTTCACCAGTCGCTGGATCTTCTACAATGTCATCACCAGCTAAAAGCTCTGTTCCGAAGTAATCAACACCTGCATGTTCTGATTGTTCTACCATATTTGGATAGCCTGTCCGATTGATTTGAGTGAGTTCAGGATGCTCCATTTACTTTTCCTCCTCTCGCATGTAATTTCCAAAAGTGCTGTTGCTTTTTACGAGCAAACTGAGCAACATTGAAACGTCCTTGCAAAACCATTCGAATCTCAAATTCCAGAAAGAAAGATGACAACTCCGACGCTTTTACGTTATTCAATTGTTTAACCTCCTTCGTCTGTCTCACCAGTGCCAGGTGACGAACCCTGACAGACTGGGGAATCACCCCAGTTTCGACCTTGTTTTATAAGGATTTTCGTGGTATAATTTAAACATTCCAATATATGTTTCAAACTTTCAGCAGTAAGCTATTAACGGTAGCTTGCTGTTTTTATTTTGCTTAAGTGGGTATCGAGAGACGATATCTACATCAAACCCTTGCGCTTGTAATTTCATTGCTAGTTTGTGTGCTTCTGTTGGTGCACTAAGTGTTTGAAGATGTTGAGCAAGACAGACAATTTGATAAGCCTCATGTTCAAGTTCTCCCTCATTTGTTTGAGTAAGTATCCATAAATCTTCTGCAAGTTCTTTTAATTGTTGAGCCGTTTCATGAATCTTTCCTATACGCTCGCTATTCTTCATCGAACAAGCCCCCTTGATTTGAATGACAATTCCATTTGTTGGTCCACTTCTTTCAAAGAGAATCCATACTGATCACAAAACGCTGCAAGTAAGTTGTATTCCGCTGCTATTTTTTCAGCATATTCTTTTACAAAACGCCTTGCCTCTTCCCTTTCCGTTTCGTTTGCAAATTCAGCTGGTACGTGCCAGAAGTCTTTATCCCAGAACTCCATTGCTTCACGACGTTCTTTTTCTACAAGCATCCTGAGCGATGCCACATCACGTTTGACACGTTTACCATCCATAAAAGGAATTAAATTAATACCGGTTGTTTCTCTGAACGTTGCCACATAGTATTTGAAACTATCAATCCCTCTTGCAAGTATTGGTTTTGCATCTTTTCCTACTGGGCGAGTTCCGTTTATCCACTTAGAAATAGTCGATTGATCGTAACCAACCTCCTCCCCAAACTCCATTTGAGTGAATCCTTTTTCCTTAATTGCTCCTTTTAAGTCTGCTTTACGTTTCATACTGATTCTCCTGTCCTATTAAATTGTATTTTTCTGTTTGAACAGCCATAAAACACTGGTTTATTGATGGCGGTTTCGCATGTTACCCTATAATTAAGAGCTATTAAATAATTTTGCGACTGGACTGAGCATTGTCCTCAATCCAACGTGTGTTGTTTTCAATCCAAATAATGAATTTATGTTTAGGAACCTTGGTTCCAGCTAGCTTGAATACTGGAAAATCTGAACGATTCATCAATTCTGACAATTTTGCTCGTTTGATTCCCAAGATTTCCATTACATGAGATGTGGTCAACATATTTGGGTATTCACTTAACCATTCATTTTCTGTAGGTGCTGGAGTTACACTTTGTTTGAACTTCTCTAACTCCTGTTGGAAGATTTCTCGAATTGATTCTTCAAAACTCATTTATGAGCGCCTCCTTTACGCCAATTTGTGAAGCGTTCCTTTTCTTCTATGAAGATGTAAATAATTAGACCAACGCTAAACCAGAATGCTGGAACTATAAAGAAAGCCATTTTGAAAAATTCTGACATGGACATATATGGAACCCCCTATTAAGCTGGTTTAATTAGTCATACACTAACCATTCAATTGATTGGTTGATATAAAAATAATGTTGTCCGGCAAATCTGCAGTCGCTTCTGAACCGACTGCAATTCCTAGGGAAGTTTCATAGAAATCTACATATCTTAGTAACTGATTTAAAGCTTTTTGATTAAACTTGGATTTTTTAATTTCTACCGGTATATCGTTTCCGTTTAATCTAACCCAAGAATCTGGTTGATGTTTATGATCGTTTTTACGTTTAATAATTTGAGCTTCTTTACCAAACAACTTTTTTATCTGTTGATTAAATTTATGGTGTATTGAAAACTCGTCTTCCTTTTGAAAGAAAGTTAATTCTGTTGCTACTGACCCATATAAAGTGTTGAATGTATAATTGTCTTGCCAGTGGAACAACTTCGAAGCTAACTTCATCAATTCCCAAGAGAATTTTTTATCATCAGCATTAGAAGCTAATGCTAGTAAATCAAATCGACTCAAAGTTGTTCCATTGATAATAAAATGCTCAGGTTTACCATCTTGATACGTAATTGCTATTTCGACTTGTTGATCTTTGTGTTGAACCAACATTGTTAGCTTGTCCAAGTTATAACCTCCTAAGTAAGATTTGCCTTTTGTATCGTTACGCTACAATCACTTTCAAAAAAAAGCACCCAATTAAAATTCATAATTGCTGCTATCTTCTTAGCTACGTTAACACTAGGTCTTCTTACACCTGATTCAATCTGTGTATAATATGGTCTTTGAATTTCTGCTAACTTAGCAACTTCTTCTTGAGTCATCTTTAATTCATTACGTTTATCAAGAAGCCAAGTTCTTTGTTCCATATGTTCTCACCTGCCTTTTGTAGCGTTTCGCTACTTCTTAATTACTAATATACAGTAGCGTTTCGCTACAGTCAATAACTTTTTGTAACTTTTTGTATCAAATATTACGTGTAGCCTTTTGCTACATTATAATTAACTCGTGTAATGCATTACGTTATTGTGTAATACACGATAACGTAATATTCTATACTGCCAGAAACGGGGTGAAATTATGTTAGGTAAACGTTTAAAAGAGCTAAGATCATCTCGCAAATTAACACAAACTGAAATTGCGGAAAAACTCGGAATTACGAGAGGTACATATGCACATTATGAGATTGATAAACGTCAACCTGATTACGAGACGTTGAAAAAGATAGCAAAATACTATGATGTAAATACCGATTATTTACTAGGTCTAACTGATATACCTAAAGGGATAGACGAACCAGTTCATTTTGACGGACTGCATTTCCATGATATGGACAAGCTTTCTCCAGAAGAAATTGAGGATGTGAAAAGACAAGCTAAAGAACGAATTCAATACCACCTCTGGAAGAAAGAACAAGAGAAGAAGAAGTCTGAAGATCGTTAAACAAAAGTATCGAAATTATTTACAAAGCGCATTTTCACATGCGCCCCCTTCTTCTTCTTAATACGTTATTGACGTTATTAATGACGTTATTAATATAAGTTCATTCCTTGTTCATTCTTGGTTCATTATCCGTTCATTACTGTAAAAAAATAAAAGTGTTTGAACCTCAGAGCCACAAGGGATACAGAAATTGTCTGTTCATTCCTTGTTCATTCGTCGTTCATTCCTTCATCATTAGAAAGTGTTTTCTTTTAGAACACGGAAAAGTCTATAAAACAAGGTTCCGGAATTAATATATAGAGAATTTCAAATTTTCCGTTTAACATCTTGATAAAAGGTTAAGGAGGAAGTAAGTGATTTTTTTCTTTCCTAATCTTAGTCATAATTTGCAGGGGGGCTTTTTCTACATGGAGGAACCTTACGTACCTTCCCACATGGAGGAACATATTTCAAAAGAATATATTAAACGAGGCATCTTACAACCAGGAGACTTAACAATCACCAATATTGTTAACAAGTTTGATATACAAATTTATCACCACCCTTATGCTTCTTTTAGTACAGAGGACGCTGGTATCCGCTTCATTTTCATCAACACAAACTTACCGATCATGGAATTTAAAAAAGTTTTCTTTCATGAGCTGTGTCATCTATTGCGTCATGTAGGGGAACAAGATCAAATGCCCTACCCTTTCAGAGAATTGCAAGAATGGGAGGCTGATAACTTCATCAAGTATGCTATGATTCCGTATCATATGCTCTCTTATTTCAAAGAGGATGATATCTACTATACTTCCGAATTATTCAATGTTTCCGTTAAGGTTTGTAGGGATCGTATGCTCTCTCTACAGGCAAGAAGACCTTATAAAAAGAATTATATATTCCATCAATTAGTACCAGCGCTATCAGGGTGTTAATTTTTTACTTTCTAACTAGTTCATTAGACCTTGTTATACTTTTCGAGTATAAACATCTAAATAACTATTAAAAACCATTAAGGTATGAAATATAGACTAAGGAGCAAATCTATGAATACTAAATATACAAAGTTAAACCACCGGTTTGGATTATTAGAGTATCCTGTGACACTTACCGAACTGCAGGAAATCATCTTAGAATTTCCTAAGAGTGAACGTACTTTCTACGAATATGCACTAAAAGCTTTGGAAAAAGAGATTGGAAAAAACGAGAGCATTTACTCTTTAAATACAGCTGATGCAAAGTTAACAAAGACAGGGTTCATCGTCGTGGCTGAGAGTGCCCTTATATTTGTTACTATGAAAGGCGGTTTAACCGGCGGAGCAAACACAGAGAAGGTCCAGTATAAAGATATTACAGAAGTGGATTTTGATATCGTTCCTATTGCTGGAAATACACCAATGGATAAAGGTATTCTCCTTTTGAAAATCAATAATAGAAAGAGAACAATTAGAAATATTCCTGAGTATAATCTAGACTCCCTTGTACAAGCCATTCGGGAAAGAGTTAGTTTAAGAAGTTCAAATTCCCCAAGCGAGAAGAAGGAATCTTCATCAGCTATCAGAGAGAGATTGATAAAGGAAAAACATCCAACAGCTTGGGCTGTTGAATCTGCTAGTATTGGTACGAAATTAATAAGCGAAGAATGTGGCGCTTTCACTCAAGATGAACTTATTATTTATAAATTAAATCCTGATAAAAAAGGATTAACAGAGGTACAAAGAATGCAGTGGCCAACAGATAGAACCGCGGAAGTTGACCATTTTGCTTTAAAATCAATCTTCTTTATCAAAGAAGCTGAATTTGTAACTGGAGTCAGTGGAAAAAAGGTACAAACCTTTTTGGAGGAGAAAAAGAATATTACCTTCACTAAAGTTCCTCGAGCGTTTCATGAAAAAATATTAGGTTTTAGATCCAGAACTAAATGGAAACAAATCACGGCTATCATAGGCTATATTGCTATTATTTGTTTTATAATCGGACTGTTTAGCTAGCTTAATTGAGTTATTGAAGGGTTATTCCCTTGAATATAAATATATTAGTAGAAGGAGTTTGATTTATGGCACAATATAGTGAAAGAAAGCCACTTTATAAAAAATGGTGGTTCTGGCTTATTGTAATTATTTTTATTGGTCTTATTGCAAATATTGGGGATGATGGAGAAACTACCCGGAAACAAGCAGAATTAGAAGAAGAAGTGAAAGATTTAAACAAACAATTAGAAGAGTGTAAAGAAAGTTCTTCTAAGGAAGAAGTCGCTAAGTTAAAAGCTCAGATTAAAAAATTGAAAGAAACCAATAGCGATTTAGATAAAAAGCTAGCAAAGTATGAAAAAGACGAAACTGCTAAAGCAAAGCAGGAGGAAGAAGCTGAGGCTAAAAATAAAGCTGAACAGGAAGCAGAAGCTAAGCGTCAAAAAGAAGCTCAAGCTGCTGAAGAAGCGAAACGTAAAGCTGAGCAAGAGGCTCAAGCTGCTGAAGCAAAACGACAACAGGAAGCTCAAGAAGCAGAAGCTAAGCGTCAAGAGGAACAAGAAGCTCAAGAAGCTGCTCAATCCTCTAACACCAATGTATCTTATGAAAACTGTAGTGCCGTAAGAGCAGCTGGGGCAGCCCCTATCCACCAAGGAGAACCTGGGTATGCCCGTCATCTAGATCGTGATGGTGACGGAATTGGTTGTGACCAATAAAACTTGGTTAGAAAGCTCGTTGACAAAACGGGCTTTTCTTATAAAATTAAACCGAACGTAGGTTTGTAAAGGAGGAGTATATATTGGCGTATTTTCGAAAAATCAAATCTAAAACAGCAAAAAAGGGTTACACTTGGGGTTTTACTATGGATGTTGGAATAGATCCTGTTACTGGAAAGCGGAAACAAACTTCTAGACGCGGATTTGCTACTAAATCTGAAGCGGAAGTTGCTTATCATGCGTTGAAAGGTCAGCTTTATAAAGGGATGAAGTTAGAATCAAATGACGTTTTATTTAAAGATGTATTAGAAGATTGGTTAGAATCATACAAAAAGACAGTGAAAATTAGTACCATTCGATCCCGTAAAAATTTAATTAAACATCTTCTTCATTATTTTGGAAATATGAAATTGAAGAATATTAAACGCCATATGTATCAACAAATGTTGGATGATTTTTATGAAAAAGGATATTCCTTAAGTTCAATATCAAGTCTTCACATAACTGCAAATTTAATCTTTAAGCGTGCCTTAGAATTAGAACTGATTCATCAGAGCCCCGCTACTTTTGCTAAATTGCCTAAAAAACAAGTAACTGTTGAAGAGGTAGAAAGTGACGAAACTAAAGTTAACTTTCTTGAGAAAAAAGAGTTAATGGAGTTTCTTGAAGTAGCCAAAATAGAGGGTTTATACTTAGATTATCAATTATTCTCTACCCTTTCATATACAGGAATGCGAATAGGAGAAGCGTTGGCTTTGAAGTGGACAGACATTGATTTTGAAACTGGTATCATTAGTATCACAAAAACTTTATTTAACGGAACTAACCGTATGACTAATTACCAGCTACTCCCCCCAAAAACTAAAGAATCTATTCGGACTATCTTTGTTGATGAATTTATTCTAAAGGTCTTAAAAAGACATAAAGTGCAACAATCTGAATATAAGTTGTTGGCGGGTACTGATTATGCAAATGAGGATTTTGTTTTTGCTAACCCAAATGGATATCCCGTAACAACAAAATTCATGAATCACCGTATAAGACGACTCTTAAAGAAAACATCTATTATAAAACACATTACTCCCCACTCTTTACGTCATACTCATGCTTCCCTTCTAATCGAAGCTGGAGCTGGAGTGAAAGAGGTGCAGGAAATATTAGGTCATAGTGACGTTACAACCACTATGAATATATATGCTCACATGACAAAGGATTTAAAAGAAAAGACATCTCACAAATTCAGTCAATTAATGAGAAATCTTAATGAAAACTTATAGTTTCCAACTAAATGTGGTCGAAATGTGGTCGTTTGCAAAATAAGTTAGCTAAAAACCCTTAAATATCAAGGTTTTTAGCCATTGAAGAAGACATCATACTAATGGCTCCTATATCATGAAGCACATCCTCTGCTGCAATCGTAGCTGCGCGAATTCTTGAGCGACTAAAAGCAACATCTTCCGGCACGTTTGCATCTAAATGATGGCATACCATCATCATGTCTAAATGTTCTTCCATTGTATTTGATGTGTAGGGCATTGTTGGTGTTGTTGAAGAAGGTAAAATGTTGGAGTAAGAAGCTAGTTTCATAATGTCTGGAGCATGTCCTCCACCTGCACCTTCAATATGGTACGTATGAATGACACGGTCTCCAATGGCTTCGAGTGTATCTTCTAAAAACCCCGCTTCATTTAGTGTATCTGTATGTATTGCGACTTGAATGTCCAATTGCTCGACGACATCCATGCATGTTTCAATTGCGCGAGGTGTTGATCCCCAATCTTCATGAAGCTTAAGACCAACTGCCCCAGCTTCAATTTGTTCGATTAAAGGGGCTTTATGAGAAGCATTTCCTTTTCCTAAGAACCCTACATTTACAGGGAACTCTTCAGCAGCTTCAAGCATTCTTTCCATATACCAAGGACCTGAAGTACACGTTGTGGCTTTACTTCCTGTAGTTGGTCCAGTTCCACCGCCAATCATTGTTGTAATACCTGAAGAAAGTGCAACATCCATTTGTTGGGGACAAATAAAATGAATATGAGTGTCAACCCCACCAGCTGTTAAGATTTTTCCCTCTCCTGAGATGACTTCAGTACCAGCTCCAATGACTAGGTTAGCGTCAACGTTATCCATAATATCTGGGTTTCCGCTTTTCCCTACCCCTACAATTCTCCCGTTTTTCACTCCAACGTCAGCTTTTATAATACCTGTATGATCAATCACAATTACATTTGTGATCACTAAATCAAGGGCTCCTTCCTTAGCTGTTAATCGTCCATTCTGTCCCATCCCATCACGAATCGTTTTTCCTCCGCCAAAGATGACCTCTTCTCCGTACACTGTGCAGTCTTTTTCGATTTCAACCCATAAATCCGTATCTGCTAGTCGGATCTTATCCCCTACTGTAGGACCAAAGAGATCTGCATATTGTCTCTTAGACATCCTCAT